TGCCTACAGAAGCAGCTACATCAAGAACAGCTTGTGAACGACCATTGACAACAGAGCCAATAGCAGATAGTTTGAAGGACTGACCTAATAGACCAGCTGAGATAGAAACTGCGTCAACAGTTCTAACTACATAAGTTTGGTCTGCACTGTCTGTAACAAAAGCTAGAGGCTGTGTGTAACCACCGTCTAAAGCAATACCACCCTTAGAGGAAGTAGCTGCTACAAAGTTTTTAGTAAACTGAAGTTGACCGTTAGAGTCAATATATCTAACACCTTGGAAGGAGCCGATACACGCGTCAGTGTTTCCTGCAAGTTGAATTACACCTGCAGATAGTTTAACTGGGTCACCTTCACCAATTGCCGTGTTATAGCCGTTAGCAATAGGGTAAGTAGACTGACCTGCAGTTTCACGTCCTGCGCCTAACTTACGTAAGGGAGTTAGACCTTTAAGTACATCAAGAGCCATGTTTTATTTCTCCATATTTTCTTTTACTTAATACGTCAGCTCCCTCACCGGAGAAAACTAACTTTTTATTCACCCAAGGAAACTTCCCGGGTATCTCCCAGATCGAACTCTTCACCATGAGCGGCAGAGGGAGCGACCTGATTTTTTCTAAGATCCGATTTAACACTTTCAGTGCGCTGTCGAATAACTTCGGCTTTCTTCTTTTTGCTTGCCTCAATAAATGAAAGAGGTATTTTAGCTAAAGCAGAGTCGCCAATTATGTAAAGTCCTCTACTGTCTGTCACGGCATCTCCAAATACTGAGATAATTTCTTCGTCTAGACCGGGTACTTCTTCCCGTTTTACGAAGCTGTAACCTTGAGTAGATTTCTTTTGAATATTAACAGAGTCTAAAGCATCGGTTGAACCGGGTTCTTTAATACGAACCCACTGTAGGTCATAACCTTTTTCCTTATAAAGCTGCCTAGCTACGTCTGGTACGAACATCAGTTCACTCCGAAGGTAGTTCTCAGGTAGCTCTGTAGGAGCCGCTTCTAACTCAAACTTCGATGCTTGCTTCGCATCCAAATCTAAATCGTTAATACTTTTAAAATTAATTTTATCATTATCAGACATTTTATTGTTTCCTTTTTACTTTCTTTTATTACGCGCTATAGTTTTAATGGTGTCATTCTTTCACCTGAATTTTTAGAGCTTTCAATGCGAAGAAGCTCATCAGCATATTCCTTATAGGAAATACCCATGGTCTTAGCAATTCTCTTTTGTTCAGCATCTAGAGTGATTTTGCGACTCTTCCGTTTAGAAGCAGCCTTAGGTGTAGTGCGCGAAGCACCTTGAACAGTTTGGGAAACCTTTTTCCGTGTCTTTTTAGGTTTAACGTCTGTTTCGGACGATTGATTAGTAGATTTTACCACTTTAGGGTTCCCTTTAGCAAGTCCTAGTTTATTTAATTTTGAATCAACCTGCTCATAAAGTTCTGCGTCTTCATACGTTAGACCTTTATTTAACAACACACGAGATACTGCATCTGCTACTGCAATACGTTCTTGATCCTCCTCTGATTGAGGATTTGAGAACCAAGGATTAGCTTCCACCCACACTTGCAGCTCCAGTGGAACCTTTTGTGTTTGTGGGTTGTTGTCAGTTGTATTCGATAAATCTTCGTCAGCAATCTCCTCAGGAGTCCAAGCTTCGAAAGCTTGAAGTTGAGTTGTAGCTTTCATCAATTCTTCCTGCAGTTCAACAGCTTTAGTGATGTCTCCTTCATCATGAGCCGCTTTGATTTGACTCTTAAGAGCACTATTGTGTTTTGCAAGAAGAGCTTTATTCGACTCTACCATCTCTTTTTGAAGTTCAGCGTTTCTTATTTTCAAAGCATGTGCTTCTTTACGAGCAGCTAAAGTCTCTTCCCTTTGAGCATTACGTTGTGTAATTACTTCTCTAATACGTTTGTTGTAGCGGTCTGATCCTTCTTTGGCTTTCGCGTCGTCTTCGTCTGAGCCATCTTCATCATCATCTTCCTCATCTGAGTCGGTTGCTCCATCATCGGCATCTTTTGTATCTGCTTCGTCTTCTTCATAGGTTTCCTCATCTTCCTCATCATCTTCTTCTTCTTCTACATCGTCATCTTCGATGTTTTCTTCGTTCAACTCAGGAAAAAATTCGTCAAGGTTATCGTCCTCGTCGTCTTCCATCATCTCAAGTTCGTCAACCTCTTCCTCATTAGAAGACAAAGGTTTGCTGTTTTTAGTTTGACCGCTTAGGTCTAGTTCTTTTAAAGCCATTTATATTTTCCTTTTTTTACGTTACCGTTAAGCCGCAACGTCACTGTTAATTAAACAAATTGAAATGTGGGTCAACGCTCTTAGGGTCTTCCACAGTTGCAATCACTTTATCACAAGAAACAATTGTAAGGATTGTCCCTTTGTAATTCAATTTAGTCCCTGTTAGTTTAGGGATCATCACATAGTCGCCTACGTTGGCCCAAGGTCCAGTTTCTTTAAACATGTCTTGAGTGTACGCTGTAGGGCCTACTAGTAATACTTTACACACGTTCATCAAATACGATGCATCATCCGCTGTTTGATCAGATATGATAATTCCTGATTTAGTCTTTGCTTCAACGTGTATTGGTTTTACAAGAAGATTATGTCCTGTTAATTTAAAACCTTTTAAATCAGGATCTTTCTCTTCTGAACTAGTTGTTTTATCGCTAAGTATTGATACTTGTTCCATATTTTACTATTCCTCTCTTTTTAATTTATCTTGATACAGTTCTTCAAACAGTCTTTCCGCCAGAGCCAAACCCTCTAGAGTGCCGCAAAGTTTAGTGTATTTGGAAAAAGATTCGCACGAGCCTGAGGTTAAGTTCTCAGTCCGTGCAGCTGTGTGTTCGTTCAACAGCTTTAGATAAGCTGCGCGAAATTCGTTGTATCGCATGTTAAGTTACCTCTCTAAGTAATCTACAGGTTATTCTACATCATCTTTACCTGTATTGTCAACCTGTTGCCTTTGCTGTAGCTCCGCTTGTTGACTTTGTTTTTTCTCTTCCATTGCAAGTTCAAGAAGGTCTTTTATCTGATCCATCGTCTGCTTAGACTGCGCTGACTCCTGTTTGATACCTGCAATTAACATTTTATTATCTTCTTTTAGTTTAGTTAATTGAAGTTGCATTGCTTTCAAAGTTAGTTCTGCATTTGTGGCCATAGTCTCAGCCTCAAGTTTCGCAGTCTCGTTACTAACTCTTAGAAGTTCGGCATCTGCCAGCTTGTTTCTAGCTGTGTCAGGCCCTTGAGCTTCAAGCTCCATAAGTCTCTGACTCTGCTGCTGTAGTTTTTGAGCCGCTTGTGCCACAATCTGTTCTTCTGTAGAACCTTGAGCTTCACCGGATGCGGCTAAAGCTGCAGTCTGTTCTTTAAACTTAAGAATAATATGCTCTTGTATATTGGCTTGTATTAAAGGAACAAGAGGAGCCATCGCAGGACTTCCCCCTGAGTTAGGATCCTGTAGGAACGCTGACTTCGCCATCATATGCGAGTCATGGTCTTGGCCCGGGAAAGCGGCTATAGGAGATCCCTTCTGGAGTTTCAACAAATCAGTTAAAGGATCAGAAGGAGTGGCTTGCTCTTCAATAGGAACAAATTTCTTCACTCTTTCATCATCAACACCCATGCTTTCATAGTAGTAGCGCGTCACTTCTGGTAGATCGTGTATAACAGGATTTTGCAGAGCAGCTGTGTAAATACCTTGGGCTGTAGTAAGCTTCTGAGCCTGAGAGTTTAAATTCGGATCTGCTTCTGGTACAATATCAACACCACCAGCATAATCTTCTTTAGTTACATTGAAAGTCCTTCCAATCGTATCAAAAGACATTGAGTCTTCTAAATACTCATAGTTTATAGCTGCAAGTATTCTTAATTCTTTCTTCTGTGATAAGTAAAGTCTTCTGTGGACACCTGAGAAAAACTTTTGTGATTCCTCAAGGAGAGCTAAAGTAGTTCCGACAGGACCGTAGTTAGTACTATCTGCCACGACTTGTTCAGTTGTATCAGCAAACTTTTGACCACGTGCTTCGATAAACTGGAACATCTGAAGGAGAACTTGTGAAGGCTCTTTAAAGTTCAAAGGATAGATCAGTTGATTGATAGGGATACCACCAGTTTCAACATCTTTAAACTCACCAAAAGCTATCGGACCATCTCCACCTCTGTTACGCATTCTCTTATCGATAAAACCACCTTGAAGGTTGGCGAACTGTCCTGAGTCAACAAGGGAGCGCATCACTGTTGTAAGCGTTACTTGTATGTTACCAAGAAGATGAATATAACCTAAACCGAAGAAACCCGGTCCCGGAATAAACGTATAAGGAATAAAAGGGACAATTCTTTCATAATTAGCATCTGTCTCTCTCCAACCTCTTCTAATGCTGAGGATAGATTCTGACTCTTTTTCTATAGTCACTACGTAGGGTCTAGCAATCCCATCTTCATGCTCGTCGCCGGGGACTTCGAGAAAACAGTAGTGTTCCAAAAGGGTATAAACTTCCTCGTCTGTGTAAGGAGTGTGTCCTAACTCTTCATCTAACTCTGCTTCAATAACACCTTGCTCACTGAAGGCTCCGTGTGTTTCAATAATTTCTTCAAGATCTAAATAAAGACCGTTCACAATATCTTTTTTAAACTCGTCAGCAGTCCTGTGGATTACATGGGTGAAACTAGGAGCAGTCGTAAGATTTGTTGTGTGGTAGTTAGTAACAAAAGAATCAAGAGGAACGAACTCAGAAGCAGGTCTGTCAAAAACACCGTTGTAGTAGACTTTTTTAAACGCTGTTCCTACAATTGGTAAATGAAACAACATTCTTTCCATCTCAGGAAAGTACTCTTCCATTTCTTCAGTAATCTGGTAATTCATATGTGCTCTTACTCTTTTAGCACGATCTTCTTTATCATCTGTATGTTCCCCAAGAACTCTAGTTTTGACTGGACCCTTAGAAGGGAATAACGCAGCAGCAGCTTTAGCTTGGAACTTAACAGCGTTCTCTGTTATCAAAGGATGGTGTGCTCCACAAGCTCCGGGAAAAGGTTCGTTAACTTCTTCTAACTTCACTCCTAAAAGCTTCATGCCAGAAGCGATTGTCTCCATGTGTTCACTGATAGACTCTTTATCGCCATCGTATTGCTCAACTACGCAAGAACTTATTTCCATCAACTCATGTTGGTTTAAGTCCTCTGCTAAGTTTGTGAAGTGTTCATCTTCAGGGTTAATAACACCTCTTAGATTTAAAGACTCTTCCAACTCTTCTACAGCATCATAGTCGAACTCAGTGGTCCCGTCATCGTACTCAGTAACAACTGCAGGAGCCCCTGTCATGTCGTCTATCTCAAGAATATCGTTATTAGGTGTTGTTTTGTTAATCTGTTTTTCAATTGCCATTTTGTATCTCTTTTCCATCTACTATAGTTGGGTTCGTTTATTATAACATATCTACTATCTTGAGCCAAGAAGAGCAGACCAATAAGATGAACCTCCGTCAGAATGGTCGTCATCATCGTCTGGATCTTCGTAATCATACCCTGAATGTCTAATGACGCCTAAGTCTCGCATATAAGTCACAGCCATAGACACCGTGTCTGTGTAGTCATCGTTTGGGGACGAAGGGAAGTTACAAACCTCTTCTACAACATCCTCTGCCCAAGGTTTGTGCTGTGGAGCCCATACTCTTGCCATTTTAAAGATCACAGAAGCCGCTTGAAGCCTCTCCGCTTTCTTTCCCCTTGGATCATACTCAACTAGTGGGAAACCTCGTCTATAGAGCTCCTGCAGCAAAGACTGCCCAGAGGCTTTCTTCTCAATAATAAAATAATCTGTCTTCCATCTAGGATCCGCCCTCAGCTGCTCACACTTCTCACACAGATCAGGGAAAGACCACTTACCTCTCTCAGCATACAAAAGAATCATATGTGGTATCTCTTGCACTCCGTTAGATGTCTCCACCCTATGGTGAAAAATTCCCCACACAGTATAGGCAGAATAGTCAGCTCTTTCTTTTTCAGAGAATGCAGTATCCATTGACACAATCACCTGTGAGACCTTAGGAGGATCCGACCTATCCCAGTCTTTCCAATCATCCCACGAGATAATCCCACCCTCTTCAGGAACAGGGTTCTGCATATACAAAGCGTTCCACTTATACGGCTCTGTCTCCATATAGTTAGCCTTTAGTTCCACAAGGTCGTCAATAGGTTTATACTCCGGCCAATAAGAATCACCCGGTATAAAGGCGTTAGCAGGGTCTCCCGGTTTCCTTAGGAGTCTTGAGGACTCTTCGTCAAGGATAGCAGGTATCGACACAACCTTCCAAGGCCTCATAGTCGTCTTAGAGTCAGGTTTCCTTTGATCCCCGTCAACTTGCAACAGGAACCCCGAGAGGTCGTCTAAGTGCCACCTTGTGTTAATAATCAACTCTCCCGCACCGGGTTGACAACGTGACCTGATGCCGGGAATGTAGTTCATGTTAATCTTCGTTCTTTCCACTTTACTGAAGGCTGTTTGTTCGGATAACACATCATCACAAATAATAAAGTCACCACCCTTACCAGCAAGAGCTGTTTGAGCACCAGCACAAAAGAACCCCCCGTTCTTCGTCGTAAGAAACCTCTGTGCCGCAGACGCCTGTTGATCCACCATAGTCTCAGGGAAGATCTCTTTAAACTCGTCAGAAACAATAAGGTTTCTAAGAGGTCTACCAAAGTTGTCAATAGCATTTTGAGTGTTGTTACCAACAAGAAGCACTCGGTACTTAGGGTTGCACCCCAGTATCCAAGCTGGAAAGAGAATAGAACACAACACAGACTTCATAGACCTTGGTGGTAGGAACACTTGTAATCTATCAGCTTTATTAGACGAGTCCTCTTGGTACGCCTCATACGACTCGTATAGCTCTTGTAAGTGCTCACAAATAACTTGAATGTGTCTGCCATCCCTAAACGTGTTAGGAATAACATTACCAGATATTAACTTAACAAAAGTGTAGAAATCTTTTCTTGCACCTTGTATAGCCAGTTTAATAAGAAAATCGCGGATCTTCTCCTCAAAGGCTTTAGGTATCGGCCACTTAGGTAACACCTTTGACATCCTTTTGACTATAACTGTGTTCTCGAGAATACTTGCAGGAGAATCTATCAAATACTCCAAAACATCTTTAAACTCTTTCTCTGGGAGATCCTCAGGGTTACACCTAAGCATCTTGAATGTTAATTCTGTCCTGTTCATCGTTACTTCGTTTCCTCCTTCAATGTTCGTACTCTCGTCTCTCTAATGTATAAATACTCAACTTGGGATTTTCTTAAGTGGATCACGGAATGTTACAATAAATGATACAATGTAACCCTTTGTGATACCGTTAAATGCTTTGTAACCCTTAGTGACCCTTAAGTTTACACTAATGTAACAATTGTAACAAAACTGTAACAATTCGTGATCGATAATTAGTTGACGCAGAGGGGTAAAATATGGTATTAATAGTAATACATAAGTATAACCATTTGTTAAAAAGAACCACGGTTTTTTCTTTTTCTTTTGCAGACCTAGTCTGTTTTGTTTTTCTTTTTTGTGCATATATACCAACACTAAATTTCAACACAACCGCAGAACCACTCAACACTTTAGAAGTCACCCGCGCTTAAGTGTACCCCTTAGGGGTCACCTTAGGAGTCACCCGCGATTTAAAATCAATTAATGGTTGTGTCATCCTTAGGTGTTCCCTTAGTCGCTTCCTTAACAGTTTCCTCATGGGTTCCCAAAAGTGTTCCAAACTTATCCAGATCTTTAGAAACATCACCGTCCTTGTCCTTTAGGTTCTCACCAATAGTTCTCTTAGTAGTTTCACTACGTTTAATATCAAAGCCACCTAAGGTGTCGATCCTTGCCAACACGTCCATAGCAATCTTAAGGTTTCCTTGTTCTCTTGCCTCAATATACAACTCGTGATACTTTCGCACTTGCTCCTCGTAAGAGATACCGAAAGCTTCAGCATACTCATCCTTAAGCTGTCTAATACGAGCCTTAACTAAATCTTGCTGTTCAACTTCCCAACCCATCTTACCGGGGTTCTTAGTGTCATAAGCTATAGCAGCAGCCTTCGATTTGTTATATCCAGATGCCCTCAGCTGACTATAGTGCTCTTCCTTATCGGTCAACTCTGTCTTCTTGCGTACACCTTTTCCTAAGTTTTTATTTCTTTGTCTGTCTTTTGTCATGTCCTAGAACTCTCCATCACGTCTAAAAATTAAAATTTAATACCCCCGGGTCACTTTATGACAAACAAAGGGGGTCTTTCCATAGTTTTCTAGTGAATAACCCTTTTTACCCCTCAGGAGTAGAAATAGGGGTCCCACCTCTAATATACCCTAAAGTATACACTAGAGATTACACCTAGGGCAACACTAAAGTGTTCTTTCAACAACTAATACCTAAGTAATTAATATAAAATAATACTATGCGCCTATAAATCTATACTTAAGTATACTATGAATACTCTAGTAATACTTGGTGTTTACTTGAGGAATACTTGGTGTTAAAGTAATAGGTGTTCTTGGGTGTAAACTTGGGGATTCTTAGGGGATACTTAGGTGTTTTGAAAAATTAGTCCGTAACTTAAATACGCATAGTACTAATCTGAAGCACACCCATGTTTTTCCCTGTGCCCCTTCCCTATAACCACAATATATATATGGGTATTCCTAAGGATTCCCTTAGTATTCTTATGGGTATCCCTATGATTTCCATATGATAACCCTAAAGTGTTTATGGATACAAACGTACACCTAAGTAAACCTAAAGTGTTTATGGGTATCTTATGTAAACTATGTAATCTTGAGTGACCCCCATGTATTCCCATGAAATATTTATGCTGTATTCCCATAGTATTCTTAGGGATATAGGGGTAAAACCATAGTAAACTTAGGGGATTCAATGGTGTTATGTAAATACACGTGACGTTATTCCATAATAACACTATGGTTTACCATAAGTAACCCACAAGAATCTTATGGCTTTACACCCATGTATTCCCATAGAAAAAATAGGGTGACCAGTTGTTAACCTTTTGTTAACCTTTTTACATAATGCACTATAGTTTGCCCCGTTCATCTTTCCATTTGTTTCAAAAGTGTTTCCCTTTGTGTAATATTATTTCAAAGATCACACTTTGTTTGTAATATTGTTTCTTTGTGCATTTATTTTTGTAATTATCTTTCGTCATAGGTGATTCGTTTGTAACATTGTTGCGTTACCTATGATAACCTATTGTTTTCATTAGGTTTATTTTATGCTTTGTAATCTGATAAAAGTATGAGACTATGATAATAAGAGAGCGGCAAGGGGCTGTTCTCACTGACTAGGGAAAAGGGGCTTTAAAAGCTGTTTACATAATCAAAGGGATATACTTTTTTCATATATCGGCTTGTGGTTTACATAATCACGGAATACTTTATTGGCTTAATTGCTATTCAGTAACCGCTATGTAATACCTAAAGCTAAACTAGAACCCGTATGCGTTCGGCGTAGGTGGAAAAAACTGGTCATACAGTAACACTAGGCTATAGGTTTGAATTAAGTCCTTCGATATTAAGTTATCACTCTTAAACGGGTTTACTAGTACCTTATACGTACAAATTGTATATCCCTTTGATTATGTGAATAACCAGCTTCCTGTAACACTTATAAAGGAATATAGATTATGCCAAGTCACAAACAAAAACAGATTGCCATGCGTAAAGCAAAAAGCAAAGCGCAAGGTATTACAAAAGGTAATCCGCAAACACAAAGCGATAAAATTTTTACTGGCTTCGGGTATAAGGATAAACCTAAGCAAAGAAAATTCAAAGCGCGTAACACTAATGACAAGCTACTAGATAGCGGTGAAAAAATCCACCTTGATAGCTATAAAAACCAACGATACAAAAGGCTACGTGAAAGATCGAAATTTACATTAGATAGCGGTACTGGAGCTATACTAGAACAGTGTAAATACTTTAATAAAAATACCAGTAAATAAAAACCTATAAACCCTTAATGAAAAGGAATAACACGTTATGACTAATAAAATTACAGTAAAATCTCTTAATGCACGTGCGACCCGTTTAACGGCTTCACGTTCTAAAAACAATACTGCTATGCAATCTCTATTTATTGACATGTTGAAGCACGCCGAAGCGAATAACAATAACTTTGATCCGTTTATCCATGTTTTGAATCGCTTGTCGAAAGCAGACGCGCTCATGGTTAAAAACTGGCTTGTGCAAGTATCCCCTGCAAAGGTGACATTGGATAAGGAAACAAATAAATTTTCTGTAAAGCTTGATAAACACGACGATATTACACCAGCAGCAAGGTATTCCATAAGATTGGCTGAGAAAATACTTTGGTATGTAAAGCAAGACGGTGATAAAATTCAAAAAGCAGAAAAGACTTTTGATGAAATTATTGAAATGTTTGCTAAAAAACTGGCAAAGTCTGAAATTTATACTCTAGAAAAGCGCAAAGAATTGCATGACAAACTTGACGCGTATCTTAATGCTGCATTGGAGCAAAGTAAATCTAAAAAAGCTGCATAGCAATAGCAAGTTTACACCTAAGTTTACACCTAAGTGACCCCTTTGGGGGTTGCTTGGGTATTTTTTTGTGTTTCACTATCATA